AAGTTGCTCATGTAGATGAAGGTCTGCATGTCCAGGCGCTGCTGGATCATCTCGACGGCCTTGCCGGAGATGTTGCTGACCATCTTGTCGGCCTGCTGTGGGCTGCCGAGAATGTCCTGCATGTCCTGCTCGGTCACCTGCAGCAGGGCAGCCATCGCCGGAGGGATGGCCGGGCTGCGGGTGTAGGCCACCGGGCCGCTGACAGCCTGGTTGCCGTTCTGGTCCGTGATCGGGTTGATCAGCAGGTACGGGTAGTCCTTGAGGTTGTCCTCTGCCCACATGACCTGGTGGCCAGCGACCTGCTCAGGCGTGAGGATGGGCTTCTCGACGGAGGACAGCGCGCTGATCTCGCCGAGCTTGGACAACTGCATGTTCTTCAGGCGCTGGGCATCCTTGGCCAGGCGCACGTGGCCCATGCAGCGCTCGACGTTGTCGACGAACCAGCGCTTGCCGTAGACCGGGATGATCGGGATGCACTTGCCTGCGATGTAGCCAGCGTCCTCCAGAATCTTGCCGCCCGACATGATGTACTTGTGGACGCGCCGCGTCTTGTACTTCTTGCGACGGACCTCGACCGAGCCGACGGCCTCCAGCGTTTCCTCCAGGGTCTCGTCGTTGTCNAAGTCGGCCTGGGTGTAGCGNTCCTCGTCGCCAGCGATCGTGCGGTAGATGCGCACGGTCTCGTTCTTTTCCTCGACGCGGTAGTACTCGGCCACGTAGACGACGTCAGGCGTGCACCAGTCGAACTCGTACTGGTGGATGATCTTTGGCCAGCTTGTCGGGTCGTCGCCCCAGGTCGCCTTGTAGGCGTCGCGGGTCATGGCCGTNATCACGAAGCAGCGCTTGGCGTCGGCCTTGTCCTGGCGCTTGGCCTCCAGGTCGAAGAACACGGACGAATCCGCGTCGAAGATCGGCTCGATGCGGATGCGCTGGCGATCGTCCTCTGGGTCTTCCTCGTCCTCGTAGATNGTGCGCAGACGCCAGGCACCGAANCCGCCGCCGACTGCTTCCTCNAAGGCGTTGTCGTAGGCCTCGTCGGCCACGCTGTCCTGCTCGTCGGCACGGTANAGGCCATCCANGGTGTCGGCCAGGTCGTCGCGCGCCTCNCCGTCCTTGCTCACGAAGTCNACGGTGATGCGNTTGTTGCGGTACTCGTTGATGATCCGGATGACGGCCAGGTGAATCTTGTTCACCTCGAACTTCGGCTTGTTCTCGTAGACTGTCCCAGAGTGGGCCTTCCCACTGGCTGCCTGCCAGGCTGTAGAAGCGACGGTCCTGCAGGCACTGGCAGGCGCTCGTCCCTCAACGCCGACTGAATGTTGTCGAATTCAGCCAGCGCCTCAGCGTGCAGATTGGCAAGCTGCTGATCTCTGGAAATTCTGGCCATAGCNAGTCCTCATTTTTCGTCATTGTCTCACCATTTGTGCATGACTGGCAATGGTGTGAAGTTGTGGGGTTTGGAAGGCTGCGCGCGCCGCACACCTTCGCAGGCGTANCGCAGCGCGTCGATCACGTGGTTTTTCTTGTCCTCCAGGATCGGNAGCACCTTGCCGGTGATCGGNTCGGTCTTGTAGGAGTACAGCGTCAGTTCGTCGATCGTATGCAGNCAGCGAGGGTGCACCACGATGTCGTAGGACTTGAGCCACTCGACGCCTTCCTCGACNGACTTCGGACCTTTGACGGCCGACATGATNTTCGGGAAGCCGTGCCGCTTCATGTGGCTGATGGTCTCNGGCCTGGCCGANTCGGCCACGATGGGCCACTTCTCGGCCTCCGGCACGGTCATGAACANGTCCGGGGTGTTCACGATCTCGCAGCCGACCATGTAGGCCTCGTGGTCGATGTAGAGCGTGCGCCCGATGATGTGGCAGCGCACCAGCACGGTCGGATCGGACGCGAAGCCCCAGTCAGCGCCCAGGCGGTGGATGGCGTCCTTGGGTGCCTCGAACTCCTCGACGCGCCAGTTACGGAAGACTCGGCTGCTGCTGTTCTGCAGGTATCCGCCACGCCAGACGTGCGCGTACTTATCCGGGTCGCGCCCTCGGTCGTACTCCATCTCAGCGCGCAGGACGTCCGGGAACCAAGGGTTGTCGTCGAAGTTGACTTCCAGCACCACGGCATCCGGTGGTGGCTTCTCGCCGCGCAGCAGGGCATCGACCGGGTCTGTCGCCAGCGCTGGGTTCCAGGTGAACCACAGTTCAGAGCCTGGCTTGCGGATGGTCGGCCGCAGCAGGTCTAGGCTGCGCTGGGACAGCGACTGCGCTTCCTCCACCCATGCACGGTCGTAGCCCTCCAGCGACTTGATCGAGTCGGCCGTGTGATTCTGCATGCCTTGGAAGATGATCAGGCCGTCGCCCTTCTTGGACTTGATGACGGCCTCCTGCACCTCGAAGTACGCGCCAGCGTTCATCTGCTCGATCTTGAGTTCTTGAGTTCGAGCAGGCGCTTGACCGACTGCGCCAGCGACTTCTGGACCTCGCGCACACAGACGCTGCGGCTGGCCTGGTCCATGATGTGCGCCTCGATCAGCATCTCGGCAAAGGTGTGCGACTTGCCCGAGCCACGGCCGTCCGTGTCGCGCCCTTGTAGCGCGCAGGCTGCAGCAGCGGGACAGCCCACTCAGGCGTCTGAATTTNNAGTGTCGGCTTTGCCACGGATGACCACTCGCTCGATCTTTGTCAAACTCCAAGGGTGCGCCGTCCGCGCCAGTCAGTTCGTGCTGCTGCACTTCCTTCCAGCGCATCTGNGTCTTGGACCACCAGATGGCCGCCGTCGTGTCGCCTGCCATCACCTTCTGGAATAGGGTTTTCCCTACCTGCGCATTGGCCTTGGCCTTGCCCGAGATCAGTTCCTGAGCAAAGTGCTTGCGCAGGGTNTCGGTGTCNATGCCGTCGCGCACCAGGACAGCGATCTGCTCNATCGGCAGGCCGTAGCCGGACATGGCCTCGACCTGCTTGCGCTCGTGGTCGGTCGGCTCGAAGGCTGGTCGGCCAGCCCCTTCCCGAGCACCTCCGCTGTTCGGCCGTGGGCCTCCGCGCTTTTTTGTGACCGATTTTTCAGCAACGTCAGGCTGCTGCTGTTTCTTTGGCTTCGTTGCCATTCGTAACCTCCGCGAAAGGTTTTCCAGTGTCTGCGTGGATGGCCTGCTTGCCGGTGAACTCTTGCCAGCGCTTGACGATGACGTCGCAATAGCGTGGGTCCAGTTCCATGAGCAAGGCGGTGCGGCCGTTCTTCTCGGCTGCAATCAGTGTGGTGCCGGAGCCGCCGAAGGAGTCGAGCACCAGGTCGCCACCCTTCGTGTTGTTGAGCATCTGGTACTCGAACAGCGCCACCGGCTTCATCGTCGGGTGCTCGCCGTTGCGGCTGGGCTTGTCGAACTCCAGGATGGTGGTCTGCTTGCGGTCGGCCGCCCAGAGGTGGCCAGCGCCGTCCTTCCAGCCGTACAGGCACGGCTCGTGCTGCCACTGGTAGTCCTGTCGCCCGAGCACCAGGCTGGACTTCTTCCAGATCAGGCACTGCCGCACGGTCCAGCCAGCGTCCTTGGCCGCGCCACGGAAGTTGTAGCCCTCGCTGTCCGCGTGCCAGATGTAGAACACAGCGCCCGGCTTCATCACCGTGTCGGCAGCGGTGTAGGCGTCGCGCAGGAACTGCCGGAACTGCTCGTCGCCCATCTCGTCGTTCTTGATCTTGAGCTTGTCCTTCGTGCCACCCTCGTAGGCCACGTTGTAGGGTGGATCGGTCAGCCACATGTCCACCAGCGTGCCCTGAGTGAGTTGCGCCAGGTGGTCGGTGCTGGTGCTGTCGCCGCACATCAGCCGATGCTTGCCCATGACCCAGACGTCGCCAGGCACCGTGACCGGGTTTTCCTGCACGGCCGGAGCAGCGTCGGGGTCGGTCAGTCCTTCTGTCACTTCCACCGGCATCAGCGCTTTGATTTCCTCGTCGGAAAAGCCTGTCAGTTCAACGTCAAAGCCCAGGCCATCAAGTTCGGCCAACTCCAGCGCCAGCAACTCG